TAAATTATACGGCCCAGACATCTGGAAGCGCAACGAACACGGACTCCTTGAGTCTGTTGATTATATCTTTAATGAAGATGGCTCAGTTAATTGGCGAGCTATGATTAATCCAGAACATCTGTATCCCAACAAAGATTGGTTTGAGATGCGCAAGATGCCAGTTCCAGACTCTATTGAAGGTTTGGATGACTCCCAGTTATTGATTAAGCTTGGCGGTATCAAGGAGCTTGCAAAGCTTCGCGGCATTAATTCTGTGTCTTATGTTGTTGAAGAAAGTTCTGACGAAAGGTCAGTCGTTCGCTGCTTGGTGGACTTTATTTCAAATTATGAAACTGCTGACGAACAAGGTATTGGTGGTATTCATTTTTCTTCTGTTGCTAATGCTACAATTCACAATACAAATGGATTTGCAGCTAAGTTTCTAGAATGTATTGCAGAAAATCGTGCATTTGTTCGCGCTGTCCGTAACTTCCTTGGTATTCATATTGTCGGCGCCGATGAAATCGACACATCTAAAAACAAATCGCCCATTGTAGTACCTCCATCGTCCTCTGGAGCTAAAGATATTAGCCCACAGGGGATTTTAAAAGAAAAGGTAGGTACAGACTTCAACTCGTTTTTAAACAAGCTCCGTGCGCTTTATTCTGACGGCAAGTACGAAAACGATCCAGAAGTCATTAAGTCTTGGAAGGATTATAAAGATATTCCAGCCAAGGAGTGCAGGAAACTTTTAAAATTAATTTAAATAATCGTTGTATCATAGAAAGCGGAGTCTACCAAGGTTCCGCTTTCTTTTAGCTCAAATTTAAGCTGGAATTGAGTTTGGAAGCTACCAAACATTTCGTTATTCTTAAATTCTGTAAATTTAAAAGTATCTAAACCATGTCCAGACCTTACTAAATTATAGTCTGATCCAGAAAGAGCATATATATCTAAAGTATATTGATCAAATCTTTCTATACTGTAAGATCTGCCTTTCATATCTGCAAATCCAAATTGATATATGACATCCCTATCAATAGTTGATCCATTTCCAGATCCACTTCCACTTATTCTCTGGTAAGATGCGTTTGATTCATCGTCCAAGTTTATAGACTCGATCAAATTATGAGTATATATATTAGGCAAAGGACTTATTGTAAAATCACTTGTAAATGTTGTGCTAGATTCTGGATTTCTCAATGCAGTTACTTTTACTGTATAATTCCCATCAACTAGACCAAACATTTTAAATGATGTAATATCATCGCTTTCTCTTTGAAACTCTTTTTGCAAATATGGGCCAGATTGATTTGTACGATATAAAACAACCCTATAAGAAGTTTCATTGCTGTCAGCCGCTGCTGTAATTTCTCCAGTAATTGAGTAAGTCAGATTATTTTCTTGAAATGCATTTGAAACAACAGTTGGAGCAGAAGGCCTGTTTATTGTGTTAGATGGTATGCCTATATTGTAAGAAGATTCTTCTATGTCGAAATCTTCATCTTCTACTAAATCAAATTTTTTACTTACATACTGCATCGCATCTATTTGAAATATATTCGGCTCTATTTGCGATTTCTTGACTACTTTGTATGTGAAATTTACATCATTATCAAGCTCTACATTAAAAAACGATCCAGCTTTTACTCCAGTAATGTCATCATAATTTGCAAAACCAGTGTCCAAGAATAATCTAATAGAATTATCCCTTGATTCTTTTCCTGTGATATTAAATTTTGTGATTCTTTCTTGGGTTTGTTGATCAACCATTCCGTTATTGATAACTCCGCTATATACATCTGAATCTTCTCCAAAAGTATAAACTGTGTCAAAGTTAGCGATATCATACAGGTCTTTTAATTCATTTTGTTTTTTATCATTGTAAGCATACAAACCCCCAGAAATTCCTGTCTGGATTGAACCAATATTAACTGTGTTCTCTATATCAATGTATGGATTAGGAGTGGCCGAAGAAACGTCTAAAATTTTTCCATAATTTATTTCAAAGTTTTTCAATTCGTCATCTATTCTTATGATATCGCCAGGCTCTAAAAATATAGCCTCTAAACCCGCCTTAAATTGAACCAGTTCTGTTTCTAACTTATTACTAAGAAGAACATATTTACCCATTCTTCTGGCTTGAGATTTTGAAGTGGTTCCTATACCATTTAATACATTTGTTATAATTCCGTATTGCCTTATTCTATCTTCGTCTTCTACATATTCTACTTTTTGAGTATATTCGTCTTTAGCATCTGCATAATTAACTTCTACTCTTGTAAATCTCGCAGAACTTGTGACATCTCCATAATTAAATAACCCATCAAAAACATTACCATTGTTAAAAATTGCAGTTATTTCTTTTGGTTTATCTATGGCGAAGTTTAAACCCAGACCATCCCAATAAGTAAAACCTCTAAATACTGAAGCCAAATTACCCAAAGTTTCAAAAGCATTTTTTGCTTGAGATATTCTTAAGTTGCAAGAAAATCTTGGCTCAAGTCCAACAGTAGAGTCGGGTACTCCGTCAAACAAACCCTCAGAATCGACCGCATCACAGTATCTAGCTATAGAGTAAAGATTGAATATATTTATATCCTCTCTGTCATCTATGTTATTTCCTATGCCGTAGACGGGATTAATCATCAAATCATAAAGAATCCAAGCTGGATTATCTGTCCAACCTAATTTAAATGTTCCGTCCCATTCACCTATATAAACTTGGGCTTTATTTTTGCCGAATTCGAAATCGGTGTCTTCTTCCGTTGTATTAAATGTTCCAATTAATTTGGCGTGATTGCCTCCAAATCTATCTTTCAGAGCTTTTCCATTAACCGTGTCAATTATTGTCCCATCCCAGTGATGCAGGAGTTGGTTATTCTTTTTAATTTTTAAATCGGCAATTTTGCTATTTGCTTTTATATTACCACTACCAGAAAATCCACCAATATAAAAATTTTTTATATCTAAAGAAGCTCTTGGAGAATGTGTTCTTGTGTTTGTTTTTTCAAGTACGCCATTAACATACATTGATACGGTTACCTTTGCGCCAACTAATTTAACCGATATTTCAAATATATTATCAGTATCTTCGTAACCAGTAAGTGGGACTGTAGTATAATTATTGGTTAATCCATTGTCATCAATAACTCGAAATGCAAATATTGGATCACTTTGCCAATATAAATCAAACAAAAGATTATTTGAAGAATCATATGCGCTAAAAATTCTACAAGAAGCAAAATCCCCCATTTTAAATTTTACATAAATCTCACAATTTTCAGTACTTATATCAATATTATTTGTAGCTTGAAAGCGACTACTACCATTGAATTTATATATATCCCTCAAACCATATGTATTTGAGTTACCTATAAATCTCTTATCACTGCCATCAGGATTTAAAGGGCAATAATTAGAAGGTATCATAATTTCTCTTCCTCTAATTAAATACTCTCTACTTGGCTGCATAGCAAAATTTCTAGCATCGAAAGTTGTCGCACCTAATGCGCTAAATGGGTAGCTAAATTTTTCACCAATAATTTCAGTCACATAACTTAAAGAACATTCTCTTAATATGAGTGTTGAGTTTGTTTCAAAACTTAATTTTTCAACTCTTAAAAATCTATTAGGTACTTTCCACTCTTCACCAGGAAATATTAAATCGCCAGATGTTAAATCGAACTCAGCCAGTAAAGCATTTGTCAATCCTGGGATATCTGCCGCATCAATTTTTAAATTTTTCAGGGATTTATTTCGGGGCAAATCTGATATACCATTATAAGTATTTAAGTAATTAGATGTCACAATCCCTTCAAACTGTTGCGTTTCGCTACTTTCAAAAGTCCCAAGGGCAATTTCTTTTATTGAATTGCCGCCAGACAGAAGGCTACCCGCGGTTCCAACAACTCCGCCTTCAAAACCATAAGTGTATTCTAAATCCAACCTTTCCGCTTTTTGAACACCAGCATTATCGCCATCATCTATAGTATCACTTAAACCCTCAATAGCTACTGTTGGTATAGCTCTCTTTACACCAATTCTTTTAATCGTATGCGTGTATGGGTAAGAATCGTGTTCAAGTGGAGGATTAGTTGACCAATTAGAAAATTCTCCACCTTCTCTTAGATCTAAGAAACCACTTCCTGCACCATCTTTAGCGTTACCCGCATAAGAAAGTGGGCCATATAATTTTTTTCTAATATCAAAGTCTTGAGCGCCTTCTTCGTAACCAGGTAAAACTGGCTGAAATTCCAAACCATTTCTAAAGTCGAAGTCTATATTTGAGTAATTGTATTTTGAGTCTAGGTCGCTTTGGAATCCTAAGTTTATTTGAAGCCCATTTGTTTCTCCTATTGCTGGCTCTATTTGATTCGGTGTAGATTGGTGCAAAGAAAAATTTGTTCCATCATGCAGGAAAACATCCAAACCGCTTTCTTTTGCATTTTCTAATTTTGTTTCTAAACTTGCATCGGTTTTATTTATTAAAATATTTCCAGTATCTATTGAATCTTGAAAACCACTAGTAGCAATTTTTACGCCCCACTTCATTGTTGGGTGACTATTGTAAGCTGTTGGATATATTCTTATTTTTTCTAATTCATAAGCTTTGCGATTTCCATCAGATCCAGTTAAATAACGTGTAACTTGACTAGTTTGATTAGTATTTACTCCAATAAAAGTCCCTAAAGATTGCCATTCTTCATCACTATAGCCAGAAAGCTTATAACTCGTAACCCATTGAGCGTAATTTGGGTCTTGTACTTTTCTTCCTCTTGTAACTACTCCCGTGACGTTTAATTTTTCACCAAAATCAATTTCAGCATAAGAATTTGGAACATTACTCTTAATGGCAGACCATCCTTGATCTACAGCATCCAATCTACCTTGGTTATGGAGATTATCATAGTTATGCCAATCAGAATAATTTCTCATTCCTTGAGGCGGGTCTACTTTAGTTTCTGTTATAGAATCAGGGGTTGAATCTAACTCACTTGTTGATATCAAACCCAAATCAAAAAACAATATGCCGCCACCAGCAAAGCCAGAAGTTAAATATTTATCTCCAACTTTCCCATCTCCGATATTTACTGATATTTTTCCAGGGCTAGTGGTATAATCTATATTATTATTAAAAACTTGATAACCATAAGTGATGCACTCTGGGATATTTAAAACTTGACCGTCTTCATTTTGTATTTTTCTATTAATTTTCTGGTCATTTAAATATACATCTAAGTCAAATGTCGTTTGCAAATAAGACCCATATCTATTACTATAACTAGTTCTAGAATAAATTGAGTCAGTATAATCATAAATTCCACTCAGATCAAACTGTATAAATCCATATCTATTTAAACTATTGTTTTCTGCTATGAATGTTTTTAATTGTGACAGATCTGAGGCAAGCTCTGTAGATTTTACAAGATTGTAATCTCTATTATTTGTATTTAAATGTTGCGCTGAAAATAGATTATTTTTTATATTTTCAAAAGCTTGTTCAATTCCCGTTTCTGTTACTCTCCCAACTAATTGTATATTATCTACAGGTATACCAGTAAGCTGGATATTAGCTTGTGTTTCTCTTGGTTTTACAGCAGTTCCGTCTAAAAATAAAGCTTCAAGGATATTTATATTGTTTACTTTTTTGCCTTCGGCATCAACAAGCCCATATATTGGCCCTTCTCCAATATTATCTACTACCGACATAGAGGCAGATGATTGTAAAACATCAACCTCGGATGGAGGATTCAGAGTAGCTGAACCCTTTACGCTTTTGTAATTCCGCAGTTTTTGTTTTAAATATCCTTTTTCCATATCATGTTTTACACTATATCAACAACTATAGCATCAATGATCTGTTCATTTTTAATGAGATTAATCGCTAATGTAATTGTTTCTAAATTTATTTTTGATGGTTCTATAATAAAACCATTGTCCTCTAATATTTTAAAATCTTTTTTAAAAATTTCACCATTTTCTTTTAATAAATCTACTTTTGCGCATAAATTTGGGCAATCTATATCTAAACTATGATAGTTATCTAAGTTTGTAATCTGCAAACCTATAGACATGTAATCCTGTTTTGGGATTTTTATATTTTTTTTGTATATACTGAAATTTTTACACCTTTCTTGGTTTACAAAAAGCGAAGAAATTACAATGTTTTCTTTTTTTGGTGGCAAAACTCTTACTTGATGTCTTATCATTTTTTTACAGATCTCACTTCAAATGTGTATGTGCCATAGGAATTTACTTTTTGTATTGATCCAGTGGTTTTAATGAATCCATTTTCTAAAGTGCTTTGTTTTTCTATGCGTTTTTTATCAATTGCAGCATTAGGATATAAAGTAGTAACTTCGTAAGCTTCTTCATTTCCATTTACGTTTCCAGATATATTGAAATTTATTCTTTGTAAACCTCCAACTGTTACAACAGATGTTGAAAAACCTTCAGGTTCAGACAAAGTTTTTACTGTGTTTTCTGGTATCCCGATATTATACAAGCTTTCCTCTTCTATTTCAAAAGATTCTGGATCTTCAATAAACGCAAACTTTCCACTATTATATTCCGTAGCAGATATGTGATATAAATTGTTCTCTTCTGGGGTTATGGATAATACCCTGTATTGATAATTTTGTCGGTTTTCTAGTTCGATATTAACAAAAGATCCTGTTGGTATGTGTTGCAGGTGATTATTAGTATCGTTTAATTTTAATTTAATTCCACTAGTTAAATCTTCTACTCCTGTAATTTCTATTTTTTGTACTTGAACCGTTTTCATTTCTTCTAGTTCTTCGCTACCTATAAAACCTCCTGTTTCAACAATATCGTGAAAATCCTTCACGCCTTGCCTTCCAGTTGGAACGTAAACAAACGCTCCTGTATTATTTATTAGTATAGATTCTGAATTTATAGTATTTTCTATAATTATATTATCGGAATTTATTTCCAAAGCTTTTCCGTAATTTATTTCAAAATTCTTAAGCTCATCTTGAATCTCAATAATATCTCCGACAGAAAGCATTAAAGCTTCCGATGAAGTTTTGAAGTTTACAATTTCTCTTTCCAGCTTGTTGGAGTATAAAATATATCTTCCTAACCTTCTCGCTTGACCTCTACTTGTAGCACCTCTAGCCGTCACTGTTCTTCTTTTAGGTCCATCTTCTCTTCTGCCGTCTTCAAATTCTACTGTTTCTATTTTTTGGTTATAATTGTCTTTTTTATCCAAGTAAACGACATCAGCTACATTGAAGTGTGCAGACGTTGAAGTGTCTTGATAATTAAATATCCCGTCAAATACATTGCCATTATTGAAGAAAGCAGAAACTTCTTTTGGTTCATCTGCAAAAAAGTTAATTGTTCCATTCGCCCAATAAGGCATACCATTAAAAACAGAAGCTATTTCTGTAATTTTTTCAAAGGCGTTTTGAGAAGCCTCAAACAAAACATTACAAGAGTATCTAGGTTCTAAACCTCCTAATCCATCATCAACCCCTACAAAATTTCCATTATCATCAACGGCATCGCAGTATCTTCCTATTTTATATAGGTTGAATATATCTATATCTTCTAAATCATCTAGCCTAGATCCAATTCCGTATCTATTATTTATCAAAAGATCATATAAAATCCACGCAGGGTTATCTGTCCAAGCTATCTTAAAAGATCCATCCCAATCTCCATTATAAATTTTCCTTGTTCCCAGATCTGAGGCTTTTTCTATAAATCTTCTATCTCTTCCCTCTGCATCAAGTGGAAAATAATTTGATGGAACATTTATTTTTTTAAGCCTGACGTTATAAGTCCTTCTAGGAACTTCAGAAAATGTTCTAGCGTCTAGTCTATTTTTAACAATTGCAGAGTATGGATAATTAAATCTTTCGCTAATTATTTCTTTAACGGAATATAATCTAGCATCTCTATTTATTCTTAACGAAGTTGTTTCAAAATCTAATTTTCTTATTACTATTTTTCTTTTGTATTTTTCTGCTAAACTTTTCTTTGTTTCATTTGGGTATTCATCAATTATATCGTCGTAACTTGGCAAAGTAAATTCTTCGGTTTCCACCCCGTAAGGATTTTGAACCATGCCATAATATGAAATATCATGCTCTATTGTAGTGAAATTTGATTCTGGCACTCCTTCAAAACTAAATTCTATTCTAAAGGTAATGTTGGCTGCATCATATTTTGTGGTTTCCTGAAGAGCTACTCTTTGTAAGATTTGCTCTGATAAACTTTCTAGAACAAAACAAATTTTGACAGAATCAATGCACCTTCTATCAACTAAATGAGTAATTGAAAATTCGTCTTGATCTAGAGCTATATCATTCATCCAATTAGATTGATCAACACTTGATGTATTTAATACTGTTTCTTCTACATCTCTACTAGTAGTAGATACTGTTTGAAAATCTGGAGTATTTAAAGCTGCATCTGTTCTAAAACCATCACTATCTATAGTCGTTACATTAGCTACATTAGGGTTACTTGGCCCATATAGTGATTTATTATAGCTAATTTCTGTTACTTGTTTATTTTCTAGAGGTTTTTGAACTTCATCTCCAAGCACATAATCTAGATCTACATTGGTAAAATTAAACAGGGTTGGAACTTTTTCTTTAACCCTTAAGCCTATATTTTTTTCAGAAACTAAAATATCTGGTTCATTAACTTTTGGATTAGCGATATGTAGATAATTAATTCCGCTACCATTTATTGAACTATCTAAACCAAAAACATCATAATCATAATCAATTCCGCTCTGCAACTTATTCCCACTTACCTGAGCAGAATCCTCGCCTGAAATAAATATTTTATATAAATCTATTGTCTGATCAGAATTTAACGGAATTAAATCTTCCCCCAAATAAACTGGGAAAAGAAAAGCTCCTTTGTATTTATTCGGCCTACTTTCTTTTAATTCTGTCCCGTATGTATACTGAGCCCCATTACCAGTAACTATCCAAGGCCATTCTTCTCTAAGGGTTTCTGGCGTATCATTATAAGCATATTTATATGCATGAATAGCATAATATTCAAAAGTATATGATTCTTTAATACCTTGTGTTGCAAGATCAAATCCTGTTAGTTCTGGAAACGAGTAACTTAAAGAATTTTCATCTTGAAGCGATAAAGACCCAGAATCCAAAGAAAAAGATAAATCAAAATCCTCTACAAAATTATCGCCGCCAAAAAAATCATCTGCGGCAAATTGTAAGTATCCGTAATTAGTTTTTGGAGATTTAAAAGCTTTTGCTGGTTCTAATTTTTTTATTTCAAAATTCCTTAATCCTATAAAATCAGGATATGGTGTTGTATAAGGTACTATATCGCTACTGTCCGTCCTCAACTTTATCAGCATAGGCCCATCTCTTTCCGAAGATTGAGTATAATCTAAATTAAAAGGAGTCCATGTATCTGTGGTCACGCCGTTATTCCCAGATGTAATTGTTCCACTTTCTCCTCCATATAGTGGCCCAAACCGAAATGAATTAATGTGAGCGTTTGTTGATGGTATGTAAACTTCTCCAGTAATTCTATAACTCTCTCCTTTTTTTAGTTCAGTTCTGACATCTTCTCCATAACCTGCATCTTCCCCAGTAAATGGGTTTAATAAATTAACACTTAGTGTTCGACCAGCATGACTTAGTTTAACACAATCTTTACTTCCTATGTTGTCATCTACTACTGTAACAGAGCAAGGCAATGGTATATTACCCAAAAAAGGATTCTCTCCCGCGCCATTTAGGCCTTTTGTCCATTCATCAGATGGTATTAACCAAGGATAAGTACTTTGATTATCAGATGTCCAATATGTATAGGTACTACCGAAGTCTTCAATTCTCCACTTATTGTTTCTGTACCGAATTACAATTAAAACTTGGAAAGTTTGATATATATACACATTGTAAAATGATGGTCTTTTAGTTGTCTCATTAATTGCATAAATTTGATATAGATTATCTCCATATATAGAATTATCCGTGGGGCCATATAATCTAAATCCCCCAATTCTTTCCGCATTTCCGTTGAAGTCATCTACGAAATTTGCTCTATTATTCCAGTTCCTAAAACCCGTTTCTGAATTATAAAATTTTTCGCTTTTATAATAATCTTCTCCTAAATTTGTTATTTTCTCGGCAATCGAATCTATAACAGGCTCTTTTAAGCCTTCTCCAATTTCAGAGCCAGGCGTGAAAGAATATATAAATTTAGAAGGGGGGCCATCAGAAGATTCATCGTATAAACCATCTGGGCCTTTCCAAGTTTCACCAAACTCAAAAGCCGCAGCAAGCCAATCCTCGTCCCAGGTAAATGAATCATCATTCCCATCAATTTTTTCCTTATTTGTTAATACATCAAAAAAAGCTCTAGTACACCAGGCAGCATCAATACTGCCATCCGATCTTATACTGCTATTAAATGAATAATTTCCTTGATATAGCATTGGGTTGTTTGGATTAAATCGCCAAATATCTTGCTCTCCTTCACCTCCTTCTTGCACATTAGTCTTATCAAGAATATAGTTTGGGTAATAAATTTTCCGAAGCATGGATGGGGATTTTCTATTTCCAAACATTCTTTTGTAATAACCTTCAGAATTTATTCCTTTCCCTAAAGTTGTTACTAGGTTATTATTATTATCGAGTCCAGGGTTCCATGCTATAGTGGCGTCGCATTTTCTGACATCAGTTGGTGTCGTTTCGTTTAAAGCTTCATCTATAGATGCTTTGGCAGCTAAGTACCCTCCACGAAAAGTGTCTAGATTGTAAGGATTTATATTATATTCACTATTAGGTTTTATGAAATCAGAGCCGAATGCCTCCAAATCCTGCGGACTTTTTGCTCCGTTTTTGTGTACAAACCTATGTTTTAAATCATCGATATATTCATCCAATTTACCTGTTACAAATTCTTTAAATTCAGAACTTGCTCTACTTATTTTTTCATAAGTTAAATTATCAAAAGTTACTTTCGAAACTCCAGGTTCTGCAATTACAGTATCGTCATAGTATGAAGCTTCAAGTATATGACAAGACTCTCCTTTAGAATTAAAAAAACCTTCTATTGGCCCATCTGATATAAGGTCTAAGCTTTCAAATTCTGCTGTAGATAATCTAATATTAGAAGCAAAAGGCGGAGTTAATCTTTTAAACACCTCTCCAAGTCTATCCGCATTAGCTTGCTTTCTAATCGCTTCAAATCGCAACCAGTCATACTCCGATATACCCCCAGCAATAGAAAATTGTTTTGCTTTTTTGTATTTATTTTTTAAATACTCTTTCATTATAAAAATCTGTATAAATTAGAAACAGAAGAGCCAAAAGATTTTTGAATCTTTAATATTGAGTTTGACCTGTTAGATTTAAATCTGTTTTGAGCAGAAGGATCACTTTCTAAGTTATAATTGCTAATTGTTGTGCCAACTACATAACTACCAACCCTTAATTTCCCATAACATATAGGTATAGATCTTCCTTGTGTTGATATGTTTTGGGGACTTTGAAACATGAAAGAGGAATTTTTAACACTTGCAGATATTTCACTTGAAGGTTCGTTTTCTGGAATTGGTGTTAGTAGATACATAATTCCAGCCATAATAAGGCCGACTCCAAGAGTTATAAAAAATGCAGCAGCAACAGCACTAACACCAGCAACTGCTAATCCTACTCCTACAGCAGCAAGGCCCAAAACAATGATTGTAAAAGGATCAGAACCTAAAACGCATGGGACTATTTGAATTTCTTGTATTTTTTGCTTTTTATTGTTTATAGAAAAAACATCTTCTGATTTGTTGTCGCATATAATTTCGTAGTGCGCTCCCCTTTTTGAACTATCTATTATAAAATCTCTAAACCCAGGAAATCTTGTCTCTATAGCCGTTATTGCATCTATAGGTTTTTTTATATTGGCGAATTCAAATTCTTTGCCATAAATTTTTGCCAATTTGCCATGTAATATTATTTTTGTTTTCATTAGTAACCTAGAGTGCTTCCTCCTGCCTCTGCCCCACCAGCAGAATTGCTCGCAAATGATTTAACCAAGCTATCGTTTTGTTCCTTAGAGTTTACTTGAGTGCTAATAACTTTAGATCCAACTCTCAAAGCTCCATATCCAACGGGAACGGGAGTGTACTGTTGCGCTGTGTTTTCTTTATTAGAAAAGAAAAATGACTTTCCTCCTACTTGAAGAATTGCGGCTTTTGGCTCATTTTCTGGGATTGGAGTCATTAAATATTGAATACCAGCCATAATTAACCCTATAACTAAATTAACAGCAAATGCCACAAGCGCAGGGCCGCTTCCTGAAACCGCTGGGACAATATCTATTTTTTTAATTTCTTTTTTTTCTAAAGCTTGGTTTGCGTTTGAAACTACATCACCATCAACTATGATTTCATATAGCATATTTTTCTTAGCTTCATTTAAAAAAAAGTTTTTAAAACCTTTGTAGTTCGCATCTATTGCTTTGATACAATCTACAGGTTTTTTTATATTGTGAAATTTATGTCGGCTTTTAAATTTTTTAGAAACTAATCCATGTAAAATTATTTCTGTCATAAAATCTCCTTTTTAAGTTTTTCTAAAGATTCTGGATTTGCGTCAGAAAATTCTGGCTCATGTATGTGAAATCTGTTTGTTTCTAATGAATAAATGATAAAAGGATAACAAACCAAATCTGAAGTTTGAATATCAAATTTAGAAGGTTCTGCTGAACCTTGTAAGTGTGTATGATATGCACCAACAATCTTATATTTTGTTTTGATGTATAAAAAATCCTTAGCTGGAATATAAAATTCGTTTTCTGGGTCTTCAGCTTTGTTGTCGCAAGGTATCACATCAAACCCATCATCTTTTTCTACGACAAAGCCGCAAGACTCTATATCTTTTCTTTTTTCACATTCGGTTTGTAATTTTGCTTGTATACTCATTAGTAAGAATAACTTTCTGTTCCAGGAAATCCTCCATATGGAAGGTCTTTATTATCGTTTACTCCTCCAAAATCATCATTAGCAAATCGTAATTTGCAGCCGAATAATTTTTTTGAGCAACCATCTTTTATCCAAAGATCTGGCCTTTTATCTGGGTCTTCTCCACTGATTGACGTATGACCACTTTTACAAATATAATATACAGGATGCTGTTGGTAATAGTTTGCAGTTAAACCTTGACCTTGATTTACTCTATCGCTGTAATAAAAAACATAATCTCCAGTCGTGTAATCATTCCCTGTACCCCATAGACCAGAACTGCTAATACACGCATTTACGCTAGATTTGTTAGAAGCATAAATACTGGGAAATAAATTAGCATTAAGGTTAAAAGAATTACCCGCACCAGTCACAAATGTTTGATCATTCACTGTAGCTATTATCCTATCTTCATTTTCTCCAGTCTTATTGTATCCATACCTGCACCCATAACCACGATATATCCAAGGACAATATCTTGAAGATATTTTTCTGTTTGGTATTTCTATATTTTCTAGCTCAAGACTTGAAACAAGTTCAAATTCTACCTGCATTTTATTTTCAGATGTTTTTCTAGAAACAAAATACTTGTCGTCTGGCATTTTTGCATTAGGATTAGCTGTTCCCCAAGGGTTTTTATTATTGGGGAAGTTTGCGTCATCCAAAAATTTAGCAAAAGTTCTCTTTCTTACTACTTTTGCGCCATTTAAATTATTATGCTTTCTTAAAAGCGAAGAGATATACAGACCTGCATTTGAAACTCTTATTTTCGGTCTAGGTAATCTTTGATCTCCAAGAAGCTCAAAACCTTCCGCTTCTACTGGAATAGGCAAATATTCTTGACCATCAAAAATAATTTTACTTGTAATTCCGTTAGACCCTCCGTGAAAGTGAATTTGCGCTTGAGAATCTTTCTGGTAATCGTAATATAATACATATAACTCTAACAATGCAGATGGTTCTACATCAAATACAGCCCTTGAAAATTCTTGATTCACTCCGTTTGCCATAAAGTATTTTACACCGAAAAGCTTAATGTTCCATGAATTTAAATAATATATCGTATAGAAAATACGAAAATTCAGACTTTCAAAAAGTCTTTGTTTTATTTTTAAAATTCCAAAAAAAAGTTAAAATCGAAAGCTACGATAATCTAACAAAAGGAGTTAGTGATCATTTTGCCATAAATTATTACTTCAGTGAATTTAAAAATTTAATCAAAAAAAGCAAATATAAGTATGTCGGATATACAGAAGAGGGTAAAATTTTTGGATTTGCCTGTTTTAATGATAGCCCTTTTATTGAGAATGGTGTCGATCTACTTTTGGTTTTTAAAGACGAAGATTTAAATTATTCTAGAATAATGAAGTCTCTTTTGAAGTTTTGTTTCCAAAAAGAATTTAAAAATAAAAGGATCTTCGCAACTTTAGGTCCAAGAGAGAAATTTGACAAATATGTAAATTTTGTAAAAAGAACAATGAACGCTAAAGTGTTAAAAAAAGACTCTTTTGGCAAAATACTTGTTGAGTTCAAAAAATGATTATTTGCGAAAATTACTTCATAAGAGATTTTAAATCAAAAGACTTAGAAGAGTTAAGTTTTGAAATCTTAAAATTTAATCAAAAAGTAGGAACTAAATACTTTGCAAATAGTAATACATTCAGAACCTATACTCAAAAAATAAACTCAGTCAAAGAAGATCTTAACAACCTCATTAATTCGTGCGATTATAATCTTTGTTGCTTTTGTAAGGATACTAACAAACTTTTTGGGTTTTGTTGTGTTAGGATAAAAGGCGGAATTTGCGAGAACCCTTTCATATTTAAATCAGAGAGATTCAAGATGAATAATTCTATGTTTTCTGCTTGTAAAGATTTTTTCAACTCAATGAAAGCTCTAGGTTACAAAGAAATACACACAATAATCGACAGAAAAGATCCTGAAAGGTATTTAAAATTTTTAAATAAATTTTATAATATAACAGTAAAAAAAGGCGATCCGATCAAAGTAATATTCCATATATGAAAGACATATGCAAAAAAACACATCAAAAGCTTGACACATAAAAATTCGCCGCTATAATAGGTGGCGCATGAGTAAATGGACTGAAAAACAACGAGGCGCCTTTTGGAAGAAAGAAGGCAAAAACGGCAAATATCTTGCTGGCTATGTAGTCATCAACGGTGAGAAGATGCCAGTCACTGTCTTTCCTAACCAGTATAAGGAAAAAGACAATCAACCAGAGTTTATTATCTACGAAACCTTTTCAGATAAATGAGATATCTGAGATACAGATTATTTGACTTACTCTTGACTATTTTTTGTTATATTATAACAATTCCTATAATTATTATTCAGGAGTTTCGATGGTTAATCGCTAAATACAAGAAAGCTAAAAAACCAAACATCAAGGGATAAGAGCTTGGCTCTGGGATATAGGTCTGTTGCAACTTAATATTGTCTAACTGAATCAACGCTGGGCCAGTATAGTTCTGGGGGATATTCTGAACAAAGGACATAGTAACATCAGAACCAACGATGTTCTGGAAGTTGATTCCAACATTCTGAAAACCACTATCAAGAACCTTTGTGTTTCCAACAGCGTTAAACAAATCTTGGCTCAATAGTACTTCTTGAGTGTTGTTGTCCGTGATAACTACTTTAATCGTACGATCCTCAATTACTTCGTATCCACTTTGATTTGCATATGTTTCTAAATCCCAACCTGCTCGCACATCAAACGAAACAGCAGTTGTCCACTCATCAATGATTCCAATGTCCTGTGACAAAGTAATTTCTTGAATAGGCCCATCAAATCCACTAAAGAAAGAATAGTTACCTTCCATTGGAGCAGGTGTAAAGAATCCAAAGTTATTTGCCCAATCAGTTGCACCAGTGAAACCATCTCCTTCAACTCTTGAACTGAAAGAATTTTGTGTTTCACCCGTGAATGTCCAACCAGTCAGATCCCCAGTTTCAAATCCGCCATTGATTATCGAGGCAGATGGGGTGGTTGCAGCAGGAGGCGTCGGGTTTACCGCTGGTGATTCTGCAAACACATGCGAAATAATAAGCAAGAATAATAGTAATTTTTTCATTTTTTAAATAATTTTCCGATAAATCCAAATATTTGACCAAAGATACCCAAACACTTACCCAAGAAACTATCTTCTGGGATCATTAATTTTAACATTGATAAAACTCCGATTGTCGCGATGGCGATTTCAATCAAGTTTTGCTTACATTGGGATAAAAATTCTTGAATCATAATGGTTCTGCTGGTGATGCTACTGGAGCGTTAGGTTCGATTATTGGAAAATCAAAATGGGGGCTTAAACCACCAATGCCGCCAGACATAACTTCTGCTTCTATCGTTGGTTTTAGTGCAGGTTGGGTAGGTTCATCGGCTTTGGGTTCTGGTTTTTGTTCTGTTTCGGTTAGCTTTTCTTCGGCGGTTTCTTCTTTCACTTCTTCCTCTACAGCCTCTTCCTTTGTTTCTTCTGGGGTGTTTTCTTCATTAGTTGTTTCTTCCTCAGATACCTCTTCTGATGTTTCTTCTGTTGCTGTATTTTCTTGCGTTTCTTCCGTTGTGTCTGCCGTCTGTTCCGCTTCTACATTGTTTTCTACCGTTGGGTTGGGTGAGATTGTATCAATAGCAAGATCAGAAATTAAACTGAAATACTCAAATGGACTATTCTCCCACATACCAACTTCAATGGCGGCTTTATTAACTTCAGCAGATTCCTCAATAATAGTGTCAACTTGGAAGTATGCGGCAGATGAAAAAGCCATAACGCCAGCCGCGCCAACTGAAGAAACTTGAGATTTTACTTGATCCATGAAGGATTCTTTGAAGATTTCCTCTTTTAAGGCGCTTGAGGGTACTTCTACGCCGTTTTCGTCATCATCTCCAAAGTCGTACTCTGGCTCTATGCCAAGTAGCTTCCAAGCAGCTTCTCGTAATTTACCCTCATCTGGATCATATGGAGGTTTGCAGAGCCTTGATACAATTTCTTCTGCCTGTTTTGTGGTTAATTTGCGTGGCATAATATACTTTACACCTCGGCTAGAAAAATCAAAAAATATTTTATATAAAAGGAAACAGCTTAAATTCAAGTTTTTTTAAATTTTTTAAAAATAATTTAACTTTTTCGCAAAAAAGGCCTTGACTTCTGTTAGGTTTTACACATTATAAGTGTCATGTCTAAAAGATTATTAAACGGAAGAACGCAATTCAAAGGTAACGTCGGTAAACTTTACGGACGTTCTCGCGGAGAGTTGGTATACAACGAACATGTTGGCTGTAAGGTCACACCAAAGATGGACGCCGCCATTAAAAAGAATTTAGAAAAAAAGCAAAAATAAAATGGACGAAAAAGACATTCCNATCATTGAAATCTTACTTGAATCAGAAGANTATGTACCCTTCGAACCAAGTAAGCATAATAAGTTTCATTTTAACATCGCTCGTTTGGTGAAAGATGAAATCCGATCCCACAAATGGGTGGAGGTAGAAAAAGGTCGCGAAATGTCTTGGGAAGATGCCGTTAATGAATGGATGAATTATCACTATGATGATTTTATTATGGCGATTATTCCGCAAAAGCGTATTCTAAAATTCTTCGAAAAGCAGTCGACAAAATGTTTTAGGGGTGGTAAAGATTTATTAAAAGATGTCGGACGCGCTATGCTTTACGAACCATACGAAGGTCGTTTGTCACAAAAAAGAAAATAATATGAACATCTTGTCCTACTATCCTCTCCTGCATACGAGCAGTGACGGTTACTCGCCTGAAACAATTCTGCGGAATACAACAGGGAGCAGCGGGATGGCCTCCGCTGGGGCGTTTCTTCTTTACAAAATAACGGAACTCTGATATAATTACATTATGAAAATAACACTAGAACAACACAGAGATAAAATCTCTATTGAAACAGAAGGCGATGACCTTTCTGCTATCGAATTCCTCGACTATGTATGTCAACTAATGCTGTGTGCTGGTTATCAACCTGACTCAGTAAAACGAGCAATATATGAAAAAGCAGAAGAATATGAATATGAAGACAAGCCAAACGAAACTCAATATGAGTAAAGAAGTAATAACACAAGTAAGTATTAAATCAAAACGTGCCGATTGGCATCCGATTTACAATACAGTTAAAGTAGGACCCGATGATGATGCCGCAGGATCGTATTTGAAAATTGTTGGCGAAGACGAAATGAATGATGGTCGTAGTCTTGTTTTAGACTGGGATGAATGGGACAATCTAGTAGAAGTGGTTGCTAAATACCGCAAAGAATGGGAGTGGAATGAACATGGAGAAAAGAATAACGAAAAAACTAAGTGACACATATAAAGAACTAGAGATTGACTTTACTTTTCCTATTGAGATTAAGGATGCCAATGGTAATCGGACTTACTACGAGAAAAGTGAGGGCTACTGGGAGAAGTGTGAGTACGATGCCAGAGGTAACGTGATTTACTTTGAGGATAGCGATGACTACTGGTATAAGCGTGAATGCGATGAGAATGGTAAAGAAACTTACTTCGAGGACAATGAAGACTACTGGTGTAGGTATGAATACGATGACAACGGTAAAGAAACTTACTTTGAGGACAGTAAGGGCACAAAGTGCGGAACACCGCGTAGCCAGCCTAGCGAGAGACTAGTAACCAACTACGACGAAACAGTGAAACCCCCGTTGGGTATTGAGCCTGAATGGATATGGAAACAGAAACGATGCTTTGAACTAGTGCGAGCCATCGCCAGATATGACGCCGCTGGACGCTGCATGGATGAGGCTTGGTTTTTGGAGCTTGGAAAGTTGATACCCGAAACATTCCCAGAGCGCGACCGCAAACATTCTCCTGCGAACAAGGAGATCGCCGAACTAACAATATGATATCACAAAAAGAAATATACGAAAAATATCCAAAAATCTTTGGAGATAAAGATAAACCAATGACTGAAACTTGTATGTGTTGGGGCCTTGAAGTACCTCAAAGGTGGCTTCCAATCATTGACGAACTGTGCGATGCTATGACTAATTGCACCTACACAATGAGTACAGTAGGATTTGAAGGATCAATTAAATTCCCACAAGTAGTAGCAGAACAAGTGAAGTCGAAGTTTAATGGTCTACGGTTTTATTATCGTTTGGAATATGAGCAAGAAGGCATACCAGAGAAAGTAGTAAAGCAGCATTATGGTTATATTGATGGTATGATTGCTTATGCTGAAAACAGAATTTATAGAATGGAAAAAGATAATGAGTAAAAAATATAACTACATTATAGCTAGATTTTGGGATGAAGATGAATACCCAACTGAAAAGGAAAGGCTTTGCGTTTATATGTATCGTAGCGGAGAAGTACAATTTGGAACTAAAGAAGATGCATTTAAGATGGCTAAATTATTAAGTGTGAAAAAAGAAAGAGAATATAAGCCTTATTTTATTGACCTAAATCAGAATTTGGTCAAGATAGAGGAACTATAATATAGTATGAATAAAAAAAATTCAGATTTAACGCCTTGTTCGGTGATTCTGACCCCGTGGGAAATGCTCTTGGCTGCTCAAGCTGGAGTGATGCGACAAGTGGAAAACTGCAAAATTCGGAGAACACCGCATTATGGTGCTGGTAGCGAAAATGACTGGCAACTCCACATCGAGGGGTGCATGGGAGAGTTCGCGTTGGCAAAGTTCCTTGGCGTTCACTGGACAGGAAAAGGTAAGCTCCGTGCGCCAGATGTGGGGGATGTGGATGTGCGAACACGCTCTAGGGATTACTACGAATTGATCTTGCACGATGCAGACCCCGATGATCGAGTCTTCTGGTTGCTTTGCGGAAACAATGGCCAATATAGCGTTAAGGGTTGGATCACGGGCAAGGAAGGCAAGCGAACGGAATACTGGAAAGACCCAGCCAAAGGTCGCCCCGCCTATTTTGTCCCACACAATGCGCTTCATCCACCGAACAAAATATTGGTTAAGTGAACATTTATTTTAATTATTTATAAAATAAACATGAAAAAAATCACAAAAAGAAAAGTAGCCGCAACTCTTGATGATGAAGCCTTCAAAGTTGGGGATTTTATTCAAGAGCTTGGAAAGATTCAAGACCAATACTTTGATTCTCTTTGGGAAAAGGTAAAAGCTAACAATTGGATGGAAGGATTTGAATCAGACAAAGATGCAAAGGATTGGCTCTTCGATTATGTATTTAATGGGTGGGAAAAGTCAGAAGATGGGTTTGAAAAATCCTTTTCTGAATATTGTGACGCAGAATGGGAATAATAAATTATGGAAACAATATATAAAAAAGCATTACATGCGGCAAATTCGGAATTATTTGGTTTTAAGTTAATTGAACTTGGAGACGAATCATTCGTATTAGAAGGAGAGTACTTTACTCTTGACTATCAACCCATAGTTGAGGGTGTTCAACTCCATGTACACGAGAAGACTGATGTTATCGTTGAATGTATGATGGAAGAGTTAGCGGAGATGACTGCTATACGAGAG